GTACATACTTTTAACAAATTCAACTAACTCGTCAGACTTGTTACCAAATACATCTTCTACTGTCATTCCTGCTTTGGCCACAGCTTCGCCTAGTGTCATTTCTTTTCCGGCAATTCGAATTACAGTTTCTGCTGTAGCACCTGCCTTCTTAGCTTTCTCGATTGCAGCTTGCATACCCTTTTTTGCCAAGTGTTTTGCTTTGCTGTGACCTTGACCGCTCTTACCCGGAGTCACATCTTTACTAGGCTTGTCGTCTGGATCAAATGGAGGATCTTCTTTACTTTCACTCCAAATGTCTGCCATAACTGGTGCTTGAGCGGCTGGTTCTACAGGAGCAGCTGGTGCAGGTGCTGCCGCAGCATCGGCTGGCATAGGTTCTGCAGCCGCTTCTGGTTCAGGTTCTGGCATAGGCTCTGCGTCAAAATTTAATTGACTAAGTACATCTGTTCCATTTTCTTGATCTTTAATAGCGATGTAATCTTTAAGAATGTCCCTAACATCACTCTCTGGAGAAATTTCTCCCAATTCTTTGAACACTTCAAAAAGTTCTTCATCATCAATAATACCCTGCAAACTTTCGGTTGCATTAGTACCATCGACACCAACAGGAATAGCTTCTGCAATCAATTCATTTAATTGAGCAATTAAATCTTGATTCTCGTCTCCGAACAGGTCATTGCTTTCGACAATTGAATTTAAGAAAGATTCATACGCTTCAACTTCTGGTATTTCTTTAGTTGCAGTTTCTTCTATTTCTTCAGAGGTTTCAATCAAATCGTCAATACCTAATTCTTTAACTGGAATATCAGTTTCATCTACTAATTTAAAAATATACGGGAATACATTTTTTAGTTCTTCGTTAAATGTACGAACTGTTAAACGATCAATCCAATCATTCATGATATTCTCTGGAATATCAACAGACTCGTGTTCAGTAAAAGATTCTGCAAAAGTTTTGTAGTTATTGGAACTTTGTAAACTGTGAATTTCTTTTTTGATTGAATCAATACGTTCCATTACTTTGCTATTTACATTGCCCATTGCTTCGCTGATAGTATCGTTTCTTTCAACATAGTGTTTGAACATGCGTAGTTTGCCAAGTTCTTCACTTAAGCCAATAACATATTTTCCGATAGAATCATAAGGAGTACCGCCATGACCTACGTGTTGTGCAAGAGCTCTAGCACCGTTAAGATGTCTAAACGGATACTTAAAACGTTCCCCGTCTAAGTTTTCAACGTAAATGCTTTCAATGCGTTGAGCACGGCCTGCTGGGTTTTCCACGTTAACTGGGGCACTATGTTTAACGATTAGTTTAGAGGTTCCCAAATTTTGGTAACTAGTCATGCTAGTTCCAAATAGTTTGCTTTCGCTCATTTTTGATTCTCCGAAGTTTGTTTTTGATAGATGTTTGTAATCTCTTTTTTCTAGATTGCTTTTTGCGATGTCTCGTGTGTCAAATGTTAAAAGGTGTTGTTTAGCAAACTCTCGCAATTCTTTTAAGAATCCAAAGAACTGATTTTTAACAAAGTCAGTTTTGTCTCCTACAACATCATTTGAATAAATGACTACTAGTCCATCATCTTCAGATAAACTAACACTCATTCTTCCTAACATTTGGCCTTTATGCTTGTAGTCAAACTCAAAGAATCTTGCATCTTCGGGTTCGCTGGTTGTTTCGCTATTTTCGTCACCGAGTTTAAGGTTAGGAAACTGGGTCCTAATCTTATCAAACAGTTCGCTAGCAATGACACTGAGATTTTTATTCATATTGATATTTATCAGATATTTGATGAAACAAAGATCGGCATTGGCATTTCCCAATCTTCGTCTTCGTTAGGAGTACCTGTAGTAATGCTGTCAAATACTCGCGGATCCCAATCTGCTAATACTGAACTCATCCTAACTGCTAACAACATAGCACTTACTAAGTCATCTTGCTCTTCTAATTTAGCTTTAAATGTTACACCTGAAGCAATAAAGTTCTTTAGTTCTGAAATTAAAGGTTTGCTTGCGATATCCATTTTACCTGACTCTATTAGGTATTTTAAACGTGCTGCTGCTGAAATTTTGGCACCGTGAGTAGTGTTAAATCCTTTGCGGAACTTGCGTACATGTCCTTTACGTACAGGCTCGCTTAAGAACATTCCGCCAAAGTTTTCCTCGCCTATGTCTCTAATACATACAAGTCCTGCTTCACCTACTGTATTGTTTTCTATTGACCAGTAGACGTTATTTCCATTATCTTCGCCTATTTCATCTAATAAGCTTCTAACCACTTCTTTAAGTATTCTAATCTGTCCTTGAATAGGTGTTAGGTTATGTTGCCATTCTGCTACTTGCTTAAATGTAGGTAACTCTAAAACTTCAATAGCCGAGTTATTGCCGCCTGTGCCTAGGCTAGGATCTAAACTTACAATGTATAAGTTATCAGCTGTAGGACGCTTATACCACCGTACTTGCCCTGCTTTAAACAAAGGCTCTCTACCAGTCATTTCACTTAGTTTAATACTGTTGACCAATGTCTCGTCGTAAATCAAGAACTCACAATTGTATTCTCGGCGGAATCGTTCTTCTCCAATACGTCCTCGTTCTAGTGACGCCCATTTTTCGTCTCGATCAGGATGCTCATTCCATTTACATGTAAATGCTTTAAATCCATTAATGCCTACTTCTGTTTCGTTACCGTGCTCGTCAAATTTCTTATTGGCTTCTTTCCATATAGTAGCAAATGTATCTTCATCACTGTTAGGAGTTGAAGTAATAATTGCTTTACCACCAGTTGCTAGTGTAGGTGATATGGAAGTCCAGAATTCATCAGCGATATTGGGGGGAACAAATGCAAACTCATCACAGTATAGTAAGGAGATAGACATACCGCGGCCTGTATTGCCAGTAGTAGTTGTAGAGACAATTCGTGATCCGTTATCAAATTCAATACTCCCTTTGTTGTAATTAATAACCCCTGCTCTTATATGCTCAGGGCATAGTTCGTATGCATAACGAATACGTTGCATAATTTCTTGCGAACCTGTATATTTGTGTGCTGAAATAAGTACAGTTTGATCAGGATGAAACATTGCGTACCAGAGCAAGTAACCTGCTGCACAAGTAGTTTTCCCCATCTGTCGAGGTAACATATTAACATTAAATCTATGACCGTGATATGCGTCTAATAATCTCTTTTGATAATCAAAAGGTTTAAACAACATCTTACCTCTCACAGGATGTTGAATGTAAAAAAAGTTTTCACAGAAATAATGATAGCCAACTTGGTTATCTGAACAAGCGACTAAATCTTCAATATGCTTTTCAGTAAATGTTTCTTTACTGTGAGCTTTTTTAGTTAGTACGCCGTCTAAGGATTTATTTGCCATGTAATTATTTACCGAAAAAAATAGCCTCCGAAGAGGCTATTTGGATAGGGCTTAATCTCCCTAACTGCACTGGTATTCTATTTAACGATTTTTAATTTCTTGGTATAAAGATTCGAGTCTAATCTTTAGATTACCTGATGGTAGTTTAAAAGTTTCTCCTGAAGTAACTTTCATAGGATTGCCACCGCCATTGACTTTAGGAGCTTCTGCACCTTTACTGTGCAAGTCATCACCTGTGCCTGTTACTGCATCTTGATTGCTGTACATTTCGTCTGGTTCATTTTCATAGTCGTCATCAATAGACATCATGTCCATGCCAGGCTGTTTTTTAACAATTACATCCATATCGTTGTCGCCGAATTCTTCAGGCTCGCCTAGGTCAATATCAGGATCATTGTCAGCAACATCGTCGATATTTTTCAAAATGGCCATTAAGTCTCTGATGCCGCCTGCGCCACTGCCGTTCATGCTGACGTTCATTGTAACGCTGTCTTGTTGCTTAGGAGCACCCATCATGCCTCCAGGCATGTTTTCCATACCAGGCATACCGCATTCAGCTGTTAATTCTTCAGCTACACTAGACTCAGTTGGTGTGTCTAGATCTCTCATTCTTTGCATTAGTTCATTGAAGTTCATACTTAGTCCTTTGTCTTTCCACCGAATAGGCTTCTAGCAGGACCTGCTGCTGGCATTGTATCGGCTTTTTCTTTGTGTAATTTTTTAGCAAGTAAAGCATCGTTAACACCTTTAACTTGTTCTGATTCTTTTTTTACTTTGCTTAATGTTTTTAAGAAGTTAGAAACTTGCTTGTCGCCCATTAGCCCTTGATTGTTTTCTTTACCGTAATCTTGTGTTAATAAGGATTGTTTTTTCTTATCTTCTTGATTAGCATTTTCATTTTCAATAGCCCAGTTAGCTTCTTCTAATGGAGTGCGAACACAAATAGAATCTCTGTTAATGCCCGTAGCATTTGCCAGTAACTCTGCAATAACTGTGCTAGTTGCTGGGTAATCAACTTCTGCTTCAAATACTGTCATCGCTGCATTTTTAACATTAGGAAAGTCTAACAAGTTAGCTTGTATTGGACTACTCTTGCCTTTAGTAAAGCGAGAAACTTTATATTGTTGCAAGGCAGTTTCCATGCAGTCTTCACAATTGTCAGGCAAGTCGCCTGCAACTTTAATTTTAAAAGCGTACTTTTTTTCTTCTACGCTTTCTGATAGGTAATCGATAAATGATTTCATTTTATAATCCTGATACCTTATTTATTCATATTTTTAAGTTTTTCAATTAAACTATTACGATCTGTTACAATAACACCTTCACCTTGCACAGTAATGCTTTCGTCTGCGTTATTACCTTTTTGATCTAACGCTTGTTTCTTAAGCTGTAGTTCAATCATCTTTAATTTTTTATCAATCTTTGCTGCTTTAGCATCAATAGCATTTTTAAGCATACCGCCTGCAACTTCAAAAATACGACCACTATATCTGCTGTCAACGTTCATACCTAAATCCATTAAGTCGTCATAAGCATCAGTAGCACGTTGAGCTAGTGCATCAAATTCGTTATCGCTTAGGTCTCCTAGACCTTTAACTTGGGGCAGTGCTGCTGAAATTTTATCAAACTCAGCCATATCTCTAAGTAAAGGAGGCGTAGATGTTACATCATGCTTTTCAGCCTTAGCTTCTGCTTGCTTTACCATCTTTTTGTTTTCAGGTAAATTTAGTATTTCTTCTAATCGTTTAGTCATATTTTTACTTATCTCTTTCCTGTATGGAATAGATCAGTTTCGTTAACTACTCGAAATTTAATACCTTGAGATTTACACCATGCTTGTGCTGCACGCCATTTGGCTACATTTTTAGCATACTGTATTTGATTATGTTTATTCTTTCCTACTTTTTCATGTAGTGTTTGATTTAAAGGTTTTACTTCAATAAGTTCAACAAACATTTTACCTGCTTTGTCAATGTACTGTACAAAAAAATCAGGAACGTAAATAGTTTGTTTTCCAGTAATAGGACAACGATAAGGAATACTTATTGCTTCACTAGCCCATTTTTGTATGCTAGGATGTGTGTCACATGTACGCATGAAAGTAAATTCCCAAGAGCTTCTGTATGTAGGCTGTTTGTTTCCTACATATTTTTCCGGGTTTTTTATTGTGTACTTTCCCTGGGCAAAGCGACTCATGGTTTAATATTGCGACTTTCGAGAGTCAACGACTCATTTGCTATCTTGTAGCCTAATGCGCTAGTTTTTTCTCTATAAACATTAATTATTTCAGTTACTACGTTACTCAACTGTACATCAGATAAATTTTTAAGAGTATCAATTAGTTGAAATACATTTACGTTGTCTGCTCTTGCTTGATTTAATAGAACAATAGCAAGATTCCTAGAAGATTCTTCGTCAAAGTCTCTTTTTAAAAAAAATCCAACAACTGCATCTATTTGTACAGCGGGAAAAGTTACTTCTTTTTGATAGTATTTGTCAAAGAAGTTTCTAACTTCAGTGCTACTATCAATGTTTTCTACATTGTTTAAATTTGAAATCATAATGATACCTGAGATGCTACAATAGTTGGTGTTACTTGGTTAATAGGAAAATTAATATCTTTAATACCGCTAATATTCTGTGTTGCTGTTGTTGCTGCTACACTGTTTGATATAGTAGAAGTTATACTAGGTACAGTTGATGTAGCACTAACTGGGTTGTTAGTTGTATAAGCAATATTTTGTGATGTAGAACTTGTTGTATTAGCATTACTCTGTCCTACTACTGTTGCAGTTTGTGCTCTATCAAGTAACACTTCTGCATTTCCTGTTTTTCCGTTTGTAGCAGCTGGACTTTTTACAACATCATATCTTGCTGCATTTCCAAAGCCTGGAGGATTACCACTACCGCTGTCATAGCTAATAGCTTCGTACATCAAGGTCATTGACTGTTCAGCAGGCGAACTACTACTAGAATCTAATGAATCATGTGTCCATTGACTAATGATAGGATTAACTAATTCGTAACTATACCAATTTCCCCTAGACATTTGATAGATTACTATAGAGTTAAAAAATTTTGCATAGCTACCAGTGTCGTAACCAAATCTAGCTATACCGGGTAAAACAATGTTAGGATTTAAGTTGTCCATTGCATTTCGAATATATGCACCTGGAATTTTAGCTGTATTGCTATCAGAAAAATAGTAACTAAAATAAGTTCTCCACATTTCTGAAACAATGTGAGAACTGTCATCGTGAAACCTTAATACTACTGGCAAATAATCAACTTTAACTTGTGTGTGTTTTTTTCTGTTGTATTGATTAAGTGTTTCAGTTTGTACACTTATTTTAGGTAACTCAGCTGCTTTGACCAGCACACTTACATTATTTTTATCTACGTCCCGTCCTTGTAGGACAAACGGATTCATTTTAAAAACTACATGATATAGAAACTTTGTCTTTGGCGACATTTGCATGTTGCCCGCTGTAAATATTTTACCAGCGTGAGCAAAGTCTGCTAGATTCGCATTAGATTTGTTAGTAGCTGAGGCATAAGTAGTCATAACGTATTTATCGAACCTATAATATACGCAGTTAATCTAAAGTCACAAAAAAGGACCTTTCGGTCCTTTTTATTAAGCGCCTAAATTACCAGCGCCAGTAGTCATGGTATTTTGACCACGTCCTACATTAGTTCCAACTCCTGAACCGTCACTCTTTTGTAGTGCGTTATCGTATTTGATAGATAACGTTACGCTTGCATGTTCGTTAGCGTTGTATGCTAAGTTGTTATAGTTTACGTTTTCTAGGTAGCAACCATAAACCTCCCAAGTTTCTAGCACTGCTGGAGCAAAACTTCCGTTTCCGCCGTCTAAGATTTCGATACGTGTTAAGAACTTGTAATCGATACCAGAAGCAGCACTTGCTTGCTCGAAGAAGTCGAATTGCTTTTGTAGTTGTAGACCAACTAGCTTAGATACATTACCGTTGACATCGTCACGAACGTTTAGAGTCAATGGTGTCCATGTATGCTTGCCTGCTAGGTTAATACGACTGTTATAAACGTCAATTGTAATTGGGTCAAACGCAATAGTTGGACGAGTTACATCCATAACTTGCTTTGTTAACTCAGTTGTTGCTTCACTGTTAGCACCAAAGCCATCTAAAGTAACGCGGAAGCGATACTTTAGTTTAGGCATCAACAAGCCCTGTGATGAAGAGCTTTGGTCACTAGCTAACGGTACTGTAAATTTTGATAATGATGAAATAGCCATTTTATTCTTCCTTTATATTATAGACCGCTAATCTCGCCAGTGTTCTTCAAACGCAACGGAATGTAAATGAATTCGATTGCTTTAACTGGTTCAATAGCAATGTCAATCCATAGTTCGTTACGATCAATTCTACTTGGAGTGTTGTTACTTTCGTCACATACTACTAAGAAGTCATATAGAGCACGTTGTCCTACTAGTTCTAATAGTAAACTTTCAACGGCACCCTTGATCTCATCTCGAGTTTGCTTGTCGTTTGGTTCAAAAATGTACGGCTTAGCTAGGATGCTTAGTTGTCTACGTAAGTAGATTACTAAACGAGCAACATTAATACGATCTAATGCACTTGCAGCCTTAGCACGAGTCTTTTGACCATAGTTAACAAGACCTGTTCCTGTGATGAATGTAATAGGGTTAACTTTTACATCATACAATGTATCACGTTGACCTGTGTTTAGTGCAACACTGTTAAATTCGCCTTCAGCGTCAACATAACCAACTGCGGTTGCATTAGTAATGCCGCCTCGACGAACACCTGCTGGTGCAAACCATGGATAAGCAACTTGGTCATTTAAGATCATAGTGCGTAAAATCATGTGGCTTGGAGGAACAACTACGTTATTACCGAAGTTGTCGCTAGTGAATCCCCATGGATAGAACATAGCCATATATTCGTCAAAGCTTACTGCTCCAACTTGACTGTCTTCTAGTGCCAAGTTAGCGTTGTTGCCCCAGTCTAATAAACTGGTTGCATCTGGTGTTAACTTTGGAGGAGTATCACCGATAACAAAAGCTGTTAATCCGCGATCAAAGTTCAAGCTGATCATTTCGCCAATAAGTTCAGGATATCCTGGAGTAGCAATCAAGTTAAAGATTCTGCTTTCGTCATCACGAATATCTTGGTTAGCATTGACCAATGCCTGTAAAGCCTTGACTACAACTTTACGCTGTGCTTTTGGACCAAAACTTCCAGAACCATCATCTTGGTTAGAACTAACTGTGACCCAACGGTGCGGATAGTATAGTGCCATGCTTTCGCCTGGATCATTACCGAATCTTGGATTGTCTTTTGTTATGTCAATGTAATTTCTCTTAAATTCTTTGACATTAAATCCGCTTCGACGTGTATTCCAAAGCAACATTCCCCTTGGATACAATGCTGGATCCGGACAATCTGGATCTACAAAGTCACTTGTTAGTAAATTTTCAATTAATTCTGCATCTGAACCTGCGCTTGCACCTGTTGTGCCTCCGGTCCAACGTGCATCTGCAAATAAAACACCTTCGTCTGTGCTTTGGTCGCTCTTGTCAACTAAAATCCATTTGACTAAAGGCTTGCTGTATCTATAGATAGTTGGGAAGTTTTCCATATCAGCAGTGCTGATCCATAGTTCTCCATCTTCTAAAGGTGTAACACCATCACGCTGAACTGTAGGTGCAGTTCCTCGTACAAATGGTCCTAATGAATCTGTAGTAGAATACTGATTTCTGTAACCAACCCAATTGGATCCGTCGTGAACCATAATATCAACTTCGTCTACTACACTGCTATACCATAATGTTCCGTCTGCTGTTAATGTAGTAGGAGCATCTGCGCTAGTTGTGTAAACTAAAGCTTGCCATAGAGTTGCAACAAAATCATGAACACCGTCTTGGTCTTCTTCTAAGTTAAGCATAGTAGTTGTTGGACTATCTATGTTATAAGCAACAAAACCTAGATCTCCAAGAGGACTATTAGTTCCGTTGTTAAAATGCATTTCTCCTCCAGTTTCGTGTGTTATCACAACTCGATTTTGAGAATCAACGCTTGCTTCAATGCTGATAAATCCTGCGTTATTAATTTCGTTAGCAAGTAATGTAGCGTCGTCAGCAGTTCCTGTAGCAGTAAATGTAATAGTCTTAGCAGCAGTTAAGGCTAACTGTCCTGCTTTGCTTTCAGAAATTGTAAAATCGTAATCATCTTGATCTACAAAAGTAGAAGCTTCAACTTTAGTTGTTCTAATAGTTGTTGGAGAAGCTGCTCTTTTTCTGTAGATAGTGAAATCTCCAACTTGATTAGTTGCTTCGGATGTATTGTATTTTACATACACTTGACCTACTGGTATCTTATTTCCGCCATTAGCTCTATCTAAATTATAGATAGCTTCTAGGTGATTTTTATACAATGGAACTGATAAGCTTTCAAAGCTCTTGCTTATAGAACTGTAACGTTTTACTCTCCAACGTGCTCCTGAATTAGGCTCAGTAGTTTTAATCCAAACACTGCCTGTTGGTGCTATACTAGCATCAGTTGGTGCTCTTTTCCATGCAGGAACTTGTGTGTGAGGACCCATGAATAATTTTTTAGCGCCTGGACCTACACCAGTCCATCCAGATGTACCTACTTGTGTCCATCCAGTTGTAGCACGATACCAAACTGTCATTGGGTGCTGATGTGTCAATTCTGGATCATTTGATCCTGCTTCTCTAACGCATACTATAGAATAGCTTCCTACTTTTCCTATGCTAGACTTTGGACCGCCTGTATTAGCATCTACTTGTTCTGGATCGGTAATTACAACTGGTGTTTTAACGGTAAATGTTTGGCCGCCGCTAGTTGTTACTGCTGCATCATTCCATTCAAAAATACCAAAGCTAGATGTTTGTGTATCTAGCCAGTGTGTTCCATTTTCTGGTTCATTTGCTGGTGCAGCACTTTTAGCTGTTAACATGTTTAGATCGATATCAGCACGAACAATAAATGCTCTGTTGCTAACGCCTAATGCACTGTAAGCAGCCTGTAAGCCGTATTCGTTTTGCTCTCCTACATGGATAGGATTATTGTTGTTGTCTGTTTTAAATGCAGGGTCTCCGAAAGTATCTACTAGATCTTTCTGACTTGTAACTAGATAAACTTTTCCAGCATTAGATTTGAGGGTACCTGTTGCAATACCATCGCCTGCGCCGTTTAGTTTGTTTTCAGCAGTGGCTACTACAATCAAAGGGACTGTACCAGGTGCTGCTGGTGTATAGAATGACTCGTCAACTACTTTGACTTCTACGCCTGGTGAACTTAATGCCATATTAGCTTCTCCTAAGGAAATTTGTTCTTCAGTATTATTTAGCGTGTTTTGGTAAAAAGGTAGCGTTATAACCCATGAAAAAGGGGAGGTAAAGGGGAGTTATAAATAGTTATATGCCCAGACCATTATGTATTTGCGGATTTAGGCCCGCAGCTATCAATTATAAAAAGAATGGAAAAACATATTATCGCAAGAAATGCGAAACGTGTCTTGCTGGCGGAGTTGGTAAAGGATTACCTAAATGGTATCAAGACGGGTACCGAATAAAACTACAGTGCGATCAATGCGGGTTTAAATCAAAGCACAAAGAACAGTTTAATGTGTTTCATATGGATGGAAATATGAATAATACTAAAAGCATAAACTTAAAATCTGTATGTGCCAATTGTCAGCGTATACTTGCTAAAGAAGGATTTAAATGGCAACGTGGCGGACTTCAACCAGATCTTTAATTTGATTAAACAGATCATCAATGGTAGTGTCATTATAAATTGTGTGATCAATAGCACCGCCAACCCATGCCGTTTCACTGGCATGAATCTTGAGTTTTTCTAAGTAACTTTTACTTATACTCCATGTAGTATTACCGTTAGGTCCTGCATTTGCACTAACTGCGGCATTATACCATTCAGGGTCAGCACCTCGTTTAATACGCACTACAATACCGCCTGCATTGTGAATAGCTTTAATTTCGTTAGGAAAACGTACATCACTAATAACAATGTTATCAGTAGTTTTACGCATTTTATTTTCTAATGAAGCAATCCAGATATCGTCATGAAATCCGTTGCGGCAAACTTCTGTGCCCCATAACTGTAGCATTAGTCTAGGAGTTAAATTAGGCATGTTTAGTCGTTCTGCCCACCAGGTGTCTACTTGTTCACGCCATTCTCTAGCTTCTTTTGTACGACCTTCTAATAAAACTCGATCCCATCCAAAAACACAGGCTACTGCATCTTTTAGTGTATTAGCAAATGAGTCTCGTCGATAGCCATGAAAATTTACCAAGTAATCTGCGGCAGTGTCTTTGCCTGAGCCAATAAAACCAACAAACCCAATAATCATATTAATCCTTGTCTCTAAAAGTATAGTCTTTAGTATATCCTGCAGATTTTTCAGTGCCCCATAATCCTTTAGGGCATCGGGTCTGTGCTATTGTTACCTTAGCTGGCATTAGACACTTACATATATTACAGGTTTTTAACGCTGTAAGATGTTCGCATGTTTTGCAAAATGCGTATCTTTCTTTGGCTTTGTCTAGTTTAACCCACATAATAGAATCTACATTAGTATTTTATACTAAAAAGATGCAAGGTCAAGTTATTTTATACTCAATCGGCGATCTTGTGCTTGAGTTTGAGCTTTTTGAAGTTTATCTAAATATCCCTGATTACGTAAAATTTTAAAAGCTAAGTTTTCAGTTGAAAATTCACCGTTGGAGTCTAAACCTGCTTGGCGCATTTTATAAATTTTGTCTTTGACAGTTGCTAAGTCATCTGGATCTCCACCTAGACTTTTGTCTATAAGTTGAGCTATGGCACTGGCCTTGGCAGTAATTGCTCCGTCATTTATTTTAGGAGGATTAAATGTTGGTTTACTAATCCACTGGTTGTTCAATATACTAAAAATGCCTTGGCTTACAGGAGGGCTTGCACTGTCCTCAACATACATTTCAACTTCATGTCCGTTGATTGTTATGTCGTGTTGATCATTCCATATGCGCTTTTTAGCTTTGTAAAATGCTTCTGCAATATCATCACATTCTAATGCAGCATAATCTGTAACAATGTGTAGATCAAAGTCACTGAATTTTGTCCAGTTGTAATTAGACATAGATCCAGTTAGCACAACATCTTCAACTTTAAAGTTAGGAATTTCTAAATACTTAACAAATATTTTAGCAATAGTTAAAAGTCGTAATCTTACTTGTCTGTGCAAACTATCTCCGTCCCATGCAGCAGGATTTAATTGTTTGTGATAGCCAATGTTTGCTTTTGTTGATAAGTCTTCAAATCTCATACACCGTATTTGTTTCGTTTTTGTTTAGAGACTGGACTAGTTTTATATGTAGAATCTAGTTCTTTACTTTCTAAATCGCCATGGTTTAAATCTGTGTAGCTTGCACCAGCAGCTTTGTAGGCCATCTTAAGAATGTCTGCTTCTTCTTTGGTGTAAGGAAATGCTGCTTTCTTTTTTCCGATCCAACTTTTTGGATCGATATCAGGCATTGTTTTTCCATCAGTTGATGCTGCGGCCATGCCTACACGAAACTGAACATAATCGCTATTGGCTTTTTCAGCATCTCCAAACGTGTGTATACCTTTAGAAGATTGCGATTGACGTTTAGTTAATTTTGCTTCTTTAGCTTCTGCAATAATTTCGTAAATTTTCATAGCGTATTTAACCAATAATAAATGTCATCGGCGATCCACCTGGCACTAGATTTTCTATTTCTTTTTCTAAACGTTCTATTTCTGCGGTAGCTTCTGTTTTTAATGCTGATCCATTTAAGCTGCTGCCTCCTTGCGGGCCAGCAATCTGTGCAAACTTTTCACGAGCTTGTGCTAACATTATTTTACAACTTGCCAGTGTATAATCTTTAATCCACTGTCCTGCATAAAGGTCGTTTATTAAAATATAATCAGGCTTATAATTATAGCAACGAAGCATAATAGATTCGCCTTCAGTAAACGGTCTTTGTAATATTCTTAATATATGGCTATGCTGTATCCATTGGAATTCAATATAACTACCAAACATACGTCCTACCATTTCTTGATAACCTGCAAACAATTCGTAAGTTGCAAGGCCTCCTAACATTGTGCTGTTAAGTAGATAAGTATTTGTGTAAGCTAAATTAAACGGTTCAAACTGAGTTCCGGTGCCGCCGCCGCTTCTAGATCCTAATGTCCTACGAAATACACTTCTAACATCAATAATTTCGTCAGGCAGTTTGTAATCATTAGTGTCTTTTTTTAGTTCTAAAAACATGTAGCTTTCTTCCACTGCATGGCTGCTACGCTGTCTAAACTTGTTTAAAGAACGTTGTAATCCAGTTTCATAATGAATAGGATCTAACTCAACATCGATCATGCCATCGCCTAACATGGCTCTGACATAATCAAATACTTTTTGACGTTCTAATTGTGGGTTGATATCTAACATAATAGTATATTTATACAGGTTTAATCTTAGCTAATCCTAACAAGCTTAATAAGTTAATATACATCCAGCCTATGTCAAATTCCCACGGCTTGCGACTAAACTTAGGGCTTGCCGGGTCTAAATGATGGTTATTATGAAGTTCTTCGCCACCGATAACAATACCAAGAGGACTAATGTTTCTACTGTGATCTTTTGTAGTTCCATTGCGATAACCTATCCAATGAGCAACACCGTTAATAACACCAGCTGCCCAGAACGGAATCCATATCATTTGTACACCCCATACTAATAAGCCCCAAGGTCCAAAGAACAATAGATCTATGATCAGCATTAGAAGAATACCGAGGCGACTATGTGGTGTATACAAATTCTTTTCAACCCAATCATCTGGTGTTCCTACACCGTATTGTTGGATCATTTCTTTGTCTTTACTGGCAGAGTGATATAATCCAGCACCTTTAAACAATACATGCCAAATACCGTATACATGTGGAGTATGAGGATCTCCGTTAATATCGCTAAATCTATGGTGTTTGCGATGTATAGCAACCCACTGCTTTGTTACCATGCCTGTGGTAAGCCACAACCACATACGTATAAAATGGCTAATTACAGGATGAAACTCTACTCCTCTATGTGCTTGACAACGATGTAGATACAAGGTAACTGACACTATTGTCAAGTGTGTCATTAGTAGAGTGGCTAGTATAATTTCCATTACCAAGTGTCTCCACTCCAGGCTATACGCTTCCAAATATTTCCACCGGACACATAATCAGTGCTGGTAAACGTTAATGGTAATACTGCGTTATAAGCCATGCCACCCGTGCCCACATAGGTATAGTTTTCGTCGCTGGACACAGTGACCACTGTGCTGGTTGCTCCACCGTCACTGTCAGAGATAATGTCACCTACTGTGATTTGAAGTGTGTCAGCAGTTTTAGTTAGTTGAAATGTGTTAGTGTTAAGTGAACCTCTTCCAAGGTAGTCTGATCCGGTGACCTGATGTCCAACTTGTCCGTAGTTAGCAGTACAGTAATAGATATAGTTGCTATCAAATGCTACTTGCCCTTCGACGTCACCTACAGCACCTGTACTATGTGTAGGTACAGCAGTTTGGCCAACAATTAATTTTTGTGAAATAACTTGTACAAACCCACCTCTAGTGTCACCTAATACTACACCCCCAATCATTCCTGCTGTGGGATGATTGCTACCAATGTATACACTATAGCCGCCGTCGTAATCTGCGTCTAAATTAAGATGATCTATGGACGAAATGCCGCCGGGAATAGTTAAATTGCCATCGTTGGTAAAAGTCCAATCAGAGGTTCCGGCGCCAATAGCCACACCTTCCACATCGCCGTTCAGTGCTACGCGAGCTGCCCTTTGATTTTCTGCGATTGTGGCACCTGTGCCTAGGATTATCAGACTATTACCTGAGTCTCCTGTGTCAACAATGCTACCACCGGCTGGCAATGTTAGTTCACCATTGGCGCCAAATGTCCAAGCACGAGTGTAGGTACCAGAGTAAGTGTATACACCTGTAGGAGCCACGCTACCTAATGGAGGATTAGTGTTCCACTGCGCCAACGGTACGTTCAATGTGCCTGTGTTGACATAAAGTGCTTGACCAAATCCTGGAACAAAAATTCCATACTGTCCACCAGTAAACTCTATGTAAGGGTCAGTGGCAGGGTTATAACCGGCCGGATACCAAAGTGAATTGGCTCCGTCTTTAGTGTAGGTTAAATTTACAGAAGTAAAATCAGCACCACTAATAACAACGGTA